AGGAGGAAACGCAATAGTTCCGCAAGTTTCTTTACAAATATTCAAGGCATTAGAACAATTAGAATTGAATGAAAATTAAATGTTGTAATAAAAAAGATTATTTTTGTTGAAACAATAACAGAAATACTTTGCTCGATTTAATCAAGAAAGGCCTTAATTATATTAATCCATTTAGGAACTATGAGCAATTCAAATATTTTTCCACTTCATTCCTTTGGGGCAAATCAGATCAAGCTAGTTATGTTAATGAGGGGTTCAGTTTAAATACTTATGTTTATTCGATAGTGAATCGAATTTGTGAAACTGCCTCAGATATTCCAATTAAATTATTCAAGATAGATTCATCCGGAGATAAGGAGGAGATAACATCAGGAGAAATATTTGATTTTATTCACCGGCCTAATGAAGATATGAGCTATAAGGACTTCACTCACGAAGCCTTAGCCTATAAGTTAATATCTGGCAACACTATACAATACAGATTGATTCCAATAGGCTTTAAAACGCCTACAAAGAGATATAACTTAGCTACTCAATATCTTCAAGTAGATTCTAAGGAAACATTCAAAGGTTATCAACCTACATTATTCAAATATAAATTTGGAAAAAGTGAGTATAAATATAGTCCTGAGGAGGTTGTTCACATAAAATCATTTAATCCCGATAAATCAGACAAGCATTGTATGGGTATGAGTCCACTACAAGCAGGAGCTAGAACAGTTGAAGCCTCTAATCAGATAATCACAGCAGACGCATCAATGATTAAGAATAGGGGCGCAATGGGAATGATCTCAAGCAGTCGAGAGAAGCCATTAACAGCTGAGGAAAAGAAATGGGCTGATGAAGCAGTAAAGAGAAGAGTGGGGGGAGCTGACAAATTCGGCTCAATCGGAGTAACATCTGGAGAGTTTAAATTCATTCCCTTCAATATGAGTCCAACGGATTTAAAGATATTGGAAAGCGGAGTAATGAAGCTTAGAGATATCTGCTCAATCTATGGGGCTAAATCGAGAATGTTCAACGATCCAACAGGAGCGAGCTATAATAACAACTTACAGGATACTAAAGATTTTTATGTAAACGCAGTAATTCCACCGCTTGAGAAGGAAATAGAAAGTTTAAATCACAATTACATTAGACTATTCTCTGAGAGGGATAATGTTCAGTATTTTGTTGAGCTTGACAAAGAAGCAATTGAGTCACTTCAAGAGGATCAAGCAAAGGCAATGATTAAGAATCGAAACAGAAGCCAAATAATCAGAGATATATTAATAGGAATTGGTAGAGATTGGTCTGAAGAAAGCGCAATGTATCAGTTGATGGATGCATTAGATATGAGTGAGAATGAATCAAGAAAATTAATTGATAAACAAATTGAAGATGGAAACGACGGAAGCGAAGATTAGCAAATACTTTGGGGTCAAAACAGCGAGTTATCAAAGCTCTGTTAAAGAGATAAATGATTCTGAAAGAACAATTAAAGCAATTGCCAACACATATTTTTATATTGACTCGGATCAAGATATGCTGATTCCGGGCTGTTCAAAGAAATCAATAGCTGATAGGGGCCCTTTATCAAGTGCGGTTGCAAAGATAAAGCATCAAGCTGACCACGATTTGAATACTAAAAATGCAGTTGGAAGGATTACAGTATTAGATGAGAGAAAATACGAGGGCAATGATGTATTGTACTTTGAGTCTTATATTCCTGACACGATGAAAGGGGAGAATGATTTGGGCAACTATCAAGAGGGATTGTTTGATAATCATTCAATTGGGTTCAGATACAAGCAGCTTGAATTAGCTGAGAGAGATTCACAAGAGGCCGAATGGGCTGCAAATTGGGCTAAGTATTATCCATTGGCATTAAATCCTGAAGAGGCCGATAAGCACGGATACTTCTATATAGTAAAAGAAATTGAATTGTTTGAGATTAGCGTTGTAAGTTTTGGGATGAACACATTAACTCCATATCTAGGCAGCAAATCGAAAAACAAAAACAAAAATATAATTAAGGATTCTTTAGATAGAATTGACCTTATAAAGGCGCAACTTAAATCCTCTCTTGACAAAAAGGTTAGAAAAGAGGTAGATTTGCAAGTGTTACAGCTAAAGCAAATCTTATCAGAATTGGAAATCAAAGAGCCCTCAAAAAAGACTACTCAACATGCAAAGGAGTCAGGAACTAAAGAGACTAAGAAAGGACCAATTACAATTAATTCATTAAGTAAATTCATTTAAAACTAAAAAAAGTGAAAAATCTATTATTAAAATCGAGAGGAATATTAAGCTTTGTAGCTTTTATTCTAGTTGCTGCGATGGCAACAGTATTATTTACAGATCAGATGAACGATCTGGCTCAATTGGCATATCAATCAATTACATTGGATACCTTAAAGGACTTTGTTCCTGCAAGCTTTTCAATGGGAGGAGTTGGAATGGCAATGGCAGGATTAGCGGTAATTAAAACAAGCGATAAAGACGAATTTGAAATAAAAAGTCCTGAAGTGCTTGAAAAACTAAATGACGAGGAGAAATCTAAATATTTAGGAGAGCTAATTAATGCACAATCCAAAGGGATTCAGCACTTACAAGCAGAGGCAAAGAATCTAAAGGAAAATGAAACCGAGGCAAAAACAGCAGCTGAGAAAATGATCAATGAATTAACCGAGCTGAAAATCAAAACCCTAACAGCATCTTTGCAAACAATGGGCGAAAAGGTTACAGGCTTAGTTAAGGAGGTTGAAGCAAAAACAGCAGGAAAATCATTAGGATTAAAGGCAGCTATTTTAGAGACTTTAGAAAAGAATGCTGATGATCTTAAAGGATTTGGAAAAGAGATGAAATCTTTATCAATTGAGGTACCTGAATTCGTTACAAAAGCTAGTCAAAATCCTGGGGATATAACATCTGGATCTGATTTTGCACAAATGGAGCCAGGAGTTGGCCAAATTGCAACACGTCAGCCATTCATGAGATCATTGTTTGTCAATTCTACAACAAATAAAGAGTATGTAAAGTACAATGATCAAGAGACAGTGACACGAGATGCAAAGAATGTAGCAAATTGTGCAGCTTCAACACATACATCCAAAATAACTTGGGAAGTTAGAACAATGGAAATCAAAAAGGTTAGAGATTTCGTGGACGTATGTATAGACATGATGGAGGATTATGATTTTGTTACAGGCGAGATTACTAATCTAGTAGGTACTGATGTTGCATTGAAAGTAGATTCTCAATTATTGTTAGGAGATGGAACTGGAGCAAACTTAGATGGAGTTGCTTCAATAGCTTCAACATTTGCAGCAGGAGATTATGCTGGAGAAGTTCAAGCAGCGACATTATTTGATTTATTAACCGTAGCAGCGGCTCAAATTGCTGATGCAGGGCAAAACAATAAATTCATGGCAAATGTTGCTATTTTGAATCCAATTGATGCTACGTTAATGAGATTGAATAAGAACGTTGATAACAATTATTTGCTTCCAAACTTTGTAAGTCAGAATGGCACTCAGCTTGGAGGATTAAGAATAATTGAAAATCAATTAGTACCAGTAGGCCAAGCGTATGTAATGGACTCTACGAAGGGAACAGTTTACTCAAGAAAAGGGATAACCATTGATTTCGGATTTGAAAACAATGACAACTTTGAGAGAGAGATTGTAACTGTAAAAGCTTATGAGCGATTAAATCTTCGAGTGAGAAATGTGGATGCAAATGCATTCTTACACATTCCTGACTTAGGAGCAGCGATTATAGCAATCACAGAGGTATAGAGTTTAAAATTCTATTGAAAGCTCCCTAAGGAATTAGGGGGCTTTTGGTGGTAAAAAAAGCAAAGAAATCATGGAATATATTAAGTTTAAAAAAGATCACTCAGCAGGAATAAAGAAAGGAACTGTTGTTGTATTAAAGAGTCGGTATGTAAAGAAATTCATTGATGAAGAGTATGCAGAGAAATCATCTAAAGAGGAATTTAATAAGTACAAAGAATCTATATCTGACAATAGAGCTAAGGAATCTAAAGAGAAACTGAAAGCAGTTGAGGCTATTGAAAAGAAAAAAGAGATTAAGTTAAATCAAAAATTGTATAGAGCAATTGATGAGCTTGATTTGGAAGCAAATGATTCTTTAGCTGACCAAGGTATTAAAGAGGGAACAATGGTCGAGGTGGATGCCAAGGCTAATATTGTATTCAATGAAGCTGGAGAGGTTAATTTGAAAGATGCTCCTAAAAAGGAAGCACAAAAAA